TCCAGAAAACGGTCTGGTAGCCACGATTTCCTGCCGGCATATTCATTGAGTGAACTACCTGCTGGAAAGCGTTGTCAATAACCTTGATAAGGGTTCTCTTCTTTGATGTAAAATCTACAACGTCATCAAGATGGTCAATGTAGTCTTCACCATAATCCTTACGGATAAAGTAATCCATATACATAAGAAACTCCGGCGTTGCTACTGCTCCCATAAACTGTGAGGAGACTGAATAGACGAGATTGATGAATTCGCCACAGTAAGAACGGAGGTCGGTAGGAGCTACTGATACACCGCCGAGCTTCTTAAGTCCGTCAACCAGGAACGGATACATCGTGATAGCCACACAATAGGGGTACCCCGGGGTTCCTGATTCATCATGTTTGTACAGCACGTGGCTTTCAAGGTCTGCAAGGTACTGGTCAGCGAGCTTCTTTGAGTACATCTTACGAATCTTATCGGTGAGAATGTACCTATTCTGTTTGATATTATTTTCCTTGTAAAGTTCCTGGCCGAGTGTAACGATATTCTTGTTTGTCACGTTGGCATTGGAATCAAATTTAGACCCGGTTGCCGCGTTTGATGCTGCTATATACTCTTTGATGAAGTCTTGCTTCTTGCGTAAATCCTTGCTGTCGTCGTTCTTCTCAATATATGCCTTGGCGACCTTCTTGTTGATGGACATAAGGGCCTCTTCAACCTGGCGCCGTATTTCTGATGTGGCAATTCCTTCATAAACAAAAAGGCCGTTGACTATGCTTTCCAGGATAACCTCTTCACACTTCTCTCCGGCAGTCTTATACGCCTCGCAAATCCCGTTTTTAACCTTGTCCCGGCTGAATTCCTCAAAGGTATTGTTGCTTTTTCTAACTTCCATATAATTCTTTAATTTTATTGTTATTCTACCCGCCCAACCCTAGCAGGTAAAGATAAATATCTTTTAATTTACTATCTAAAAGCAAAAATTTCTTGCCGACACGGAAGTGATTGAGTGTCAGCAAGAAAAAATTTTAAAAAAATTTTTGCCTTATTTCGGACCATTTTCTAGTGCGTGAAAGTAATCTTATTGCCTCTTCCGTCGTAGCTATCTACCTCACCCTTAATCACTTCCCCGGTTGATGTATCTACCATCTCAACCTGTGGGGCGTCTTCTCTCCGCCTTGTAGTGGCTTCAAACACCCTTCGGTTAACCTCTGCTACTCCGTCCTGGTAGTTTTTAACCTTCAGCCTTTCCGCCTCATCACCCCATTTCCTTTCTGAATTATCAAACTCCTCCACCTCGTCACATGAAATGGTACTTGTTCCGTTATCAAAGCGAATATTATGGAACACTGTGCCCGATTTTCCGGACCTGTTTTTAAGGACTGCCAACGTTGCCCTGCTGTTGTCAATATCTTCAAGAGACCTGGCAATTGAAATGACAACGTGAGCCGCTTGGACCTTAATGATTGAACCGCCGGCCTGATTCATTGTAACAACGTCCGGACTTGTAATACTATCCTTGTTACCCTGTGTAGGAACCCATATTGCTACATCAAGTTCCTTTGCGAGGTTTTCAATCTTACGGATAGTATCTCCCTGGCGTTTCCACTCAGAATCGGAACTGTAACCGCTTCTCTCAGCCAATAGACATTCAAAGTAGTCAATAATTACAAGGTCGGGCTTCCATCCGGTGTTTATCAGACGTTTGATAAAGATTCCGATATCCGTTGCTGACTTTGTATGAGCCAAGAAAGGTTTCAGCTTCAAGTTCTTCTGAAGCATTTCCTTACCCTCATAATTGTCAAGCGTTGCCCTGATTTCTTCTATCTGGGTGCGGTCTTTCGTTAAGTTTCGTGCCTCAATACCGGTAATCTTGGAGAAGTGCTTTCGGGCGATATCAACATCATCGTCCTCAAAGTAAATCTGCAACACCTTGTACCCCTCGTAGTTGTTTAGCTGGCACTTGTAAGTTGCGGCATATGAAGCGATACAAGTTGAAAATGTACTCTTACCAAAGCCTGCCGAGCCGATGATGATGCCAATCTTTCTCTTTTCAAGCCCACCATTCAGAGCTTCGTCAAGTTTGCTGATACCTGTTGGAATTGGAATCTTAAACTCTTGTGACAGAGCCTTGTCTTCCAAATCGTATGGCGAAAAACCGAACTCATCTTCATTACCGGCAAGCGAAGCATCATCAAGGAGCTTCTGACATTCATCATAACGGTCAATGTCGCCCTTTCCGGCAATTTCAAGAATCTTGTTGGCAACCTTAATTAAGTTCTGCTGCTTGAAAAACTTCAGGGCTGTATCCTTAACTAAAGTATATCCTTCAAGGGAAGTCTTAAAGTGGAGTTTGTCAATAAGGTCTGTCCATTCTTGGAGTTCATTTGTCGTCTTTGCCTTGGACTTGAGAGCTGTTCCCATCGTTTCGTATGAGGGGACAACGCTCTCTTTATAGTAATAGTCCTTCAATGTGCCGACAAACGTCCTCAGAAGACTGTCTGTAAAGGCGTTCTGGTCAACAATGTTTGATATCTCACTGAAAAAATGGGGCTCCTCAATAAAACACTTTGCAAGCTTATACTGGAAATCCACATCCAGATAGCCCAAGTTGCTTTTATCAATCGCTTTTCCCATATCTCAATTAGACAATTTTCTTTGTTGTGTTCTTATTGTTGTACACGTGCGTCTTCCCAGACTTCTCATCAGTGTATTCAAGGACCGTAGTATAGAAATCATCGGTCTCACTGCAGGTGTAGCAGATGTCCTTCACGAGCCTCCAAACAAGGTCGTTCCTGCCCTCAACGAGCTTATAAAGGATGTACTGCTCAAAGCCAACTCGGTAGATATCGGCCGGGTCAAGCTTACCCCTCTTGTTACAGAGGTCAATGGAATTACGGACGAAACGAGGGTATACACCAACCCAGGTGGCTGAGCAAACCTCACGGCCGTAGTCAAGGAATGCAAACTTGTAGGTTACGTAGTCATCCTCATTAAGAGGCTCTGAGAACTCGCCATCCTCAAACTTAAAGTCAAGGGGAACAAGTTTGTCATCGCCGTTCCAGGCAAAATCGTGGTCCTTAATGTTACGAATCACGACACCCTCACCACGAACAAGGTTGTCACGATTCTTTTTGTCCTCAATATACTTCTCAAATTCCTCCATTGTATCAAAAATCCTCGGAGCGAAGATTTCAAGATATATGAGGGACTTTGACTTGAGGTCATCGTCAATAGTCTGAGCGCAAGCACGGATAGTGTCCGAGAGCTCCAGAGACTTAAGTGAAAGAGGATTGAAATTACCAATCCTGAAATAACGCTGGCAAATAATGTCGTCGCCAACGGTTAGTCTGAATTCAAAGCGCTCCTTATATGCGAGAGCCTGTTCAAACTGCTTTTTAACTTCTGCCATTTTTTGCAAGAATTTAAAGGTTAAACATAAAATATAATAAAAGAGTTTGTGCGTTTCGTTGACTATAATTTACAAAAACTTTTCTGGGAACACAACTCTATTTTGACATTTCTTTCTTATATCTTTTTATCTCTTTATCCACTAAGGATTTATAAGGCTCAAAGAAAAAAGAAAATCTTTCAGAGTCGGAAAGTTCATCAATCCCATCCTCTGACATATATGTATATAGGTTTTCAAACGACCTTCCAGCCGGGTCCTGGACATTGTGCATCATCTCTTTCAGCTCAGCCTCTGCCTCCGGGGTAAGAAGCGGATGGGCAAGATTGATTATCTTCTCGTTTATCTCATAGAAGTCTCCAGGATACGTATTATTAGAAACCCCGTTAACGATGTTTTCGTGCCATTTTAGAGGCTTTTTCTTTTGACTGATGCGTTCCTCCACTTTTTCCTTTGCACGCTCTATGACCTCGTTTATGGCCACAGGACGGGCAGAAATCTCAGGCATTAGCTCAAGCAATCTCTCCTCCGAAACTCCGGCTATATTTCCGATATTGTCAGACTTGTCGCCGCAGAAAACTTTCTTCAAAACGACGTTCTCATTCGGGAAACCCTTAACCTGCTTGAAAATTTTCTTTGAGTAGAGGATTTTTTTGATGTTGTTATAAACGAATACTTTATCGCCTATTAATTGTGTCAAATCCTCGTCAGCGCTCATAATGGTAACGCTCTCATTCGGAAGCTTGTGATGCACGTAATATGATATAAGGTCATCTCCCTCGGTCTTCTCGTCTATCATCCACCTTATGTATAGTTCGTTCATGTATTTGCAAAGGAGGTCACGCTCGCGGTCAAAATTCTCCCTCACCACTTTTTCTTGTGGTGTCAGAGGTTTTGTTTTCTTTTCCTTCTTCTTGTAAATGTAGTTCTGCATCTGTGCCAACTTCGCGTTATACTCTTTCATATAATCGCTGAGGCCATCAACGTGCTCGGCGTAATCCTTGTCTCTGTTTGCCTTATATTCAGGATATATCTGATAACGAAGTATACCAGAATCATGTGCATCAAAAAAAACGTATACGTAGTCCCATTCACGTTTTTGCAACATGATACGAAGCTGCAGCAAGAACTGGAACACACCGCCATAATGTACTCCGTTCGTATTGACCCTATCATCTTTAAAACATTGACGGAGAAGGCTTCCACCATCAACAAGGAGTGTATAAATAGACTCGGTAGTAATATCCGGGTGTGCTTCCTTAATCGTATTTCTTATCGGTTGTCCCATATTACCATTATACAAAAAGAAAACGGGAAGAACAAGTCCTCCCGCTATCCATTACTCATCAAAGTTGTCCTCTTCCTCAAAGGAAACGCTATCGGTATCTACCGTCTTTATTTCCTCCTTCCCAAGAGCTTCTGCCATTCTGGACATTATTTCCGGAATATATTCCTTCTTGTAAGCGTCCAGTTCCTTCTCGCCACATAGGCCGTTATGAACGCAGCAGATGGTTCCAGCATACGTTACATTGAATGGAGTGGGGAGCTGGTTCTTTGCAATGGAAATCTTGCTGACGACGCCATACTGATACTCGTTGCCCTTATAGGTAGCCTTAAGCCTCTTGGTACCGGCCTTAGCAACACCACCTACGTGAAGCAGGAGACGCATTGCATAGAAAAATGACTTACCGCCCTTGTTCTCAATAGAAGCAGCACCACCAACAGAATTCATTGAATCAAGCCAAATCTTGTTAACCACGAAGAACGTATTGGTGTACGGCGAATTCTGGGAACGTGAGCCAGGGATACGTGCGTTGATAATGTTGTTGAAAGCTACTGAAAGCGCACCAGCATCAAACATATTGTTACCGGCCTTGCTCGTGTATGACTTCCAGGAACCGATACTACCAACAGAGTCCCAAACAAAGAGCAGAGGCATAGGGATTTCTCCAGCTTCCTGCTTGTCAATAAGGTCGTTGATAATGTATGCGATATCCTCAATCACGGCCACTGTCCTCTTGGTAGATTTCTTCGTGCCGGTTGAGTAGTCCATATCACCGCAGTAATCACAAATTGCGGCGTTGTTGAAAAGAATAAAGCTTCCGTCATAGTCAACAACTGTCTCTTCTCCGGTTTCCTCATTAACACCCATTACAGGCTCGGCCTCCATACCACAGTCAATGGCATATTTGAAATCAAAGTTGCCCTCGGTTTCAAAGATGATAGGGAGAATGCCTTGTTTCTGGGCTGCTGCGATAAGGCAGTTCTTGATTGTTGATTTACCGGTGTCGCTCCATCCACGAACACCACTCATATATCCAGCCGGAATTCCAGGGATATGCAATGCGTCCTGAAAAGCTTTCGGCATGATAATCCACTCCATAGGTTTATCAGCTACTGGAGCGCTGGATATCTTCTTCTTAAATGCACTAACATCAAATTTTTTAATTTCTTTCTTTTTTAATGGTTGAGCCATATCAATATATTTTTTTCTTTATTTTCTTCCGGTGCTTCCAAAGCCTCCGTTACCTCTTTCGGTTTCCTCAAGTTCGTCCACCTCTTCAAATTCAATCGGAACGGTAATACCAATTTTCATCTGGGCCACTCTATCGCCCGGTTCATACTTTGGCAAATTCGGCATTACATGATAGAAGAACGCACAAACTTCGCCCGTATAGTCCCAGTCAACAGTACCGCAAGAGTTGCACAAAACCATTCCGGTCTTAAAGATTGAACTTCTGGGTCTGAAATCAATAGATAAAAGTGCATCTTCTAGATGAGTAAGATGATAAACATCACCGTCAACCGTAAGGCGTTGCAAACCAATTCGTTCGTCTCTTTCAATCTGTAGTGCAAACCCAAGATGGTACTTATACACATTCGGTGCAACCTCCTCGCAATCGCAAGCATAGACGTCATAACAGAAGTCACTATCGTGTACCTTTGACGGAAGCTTTGCGTTTTCCCTCAATTTTTTAAACTTAACTTTCATCTTCGTTTCTCCTTCTATACATTTTATTTCCTGTCCTCTCGTAGTAACACTTCCGGCAAAGGGCAATGTACTTATCATCACCACCAACCTCAACTTGGGCCCCCTCAGTCACAACGTTTCCTTCGGAGTCAATTCTCGCGTTAAACAAGGTCTTTGTATCACATGAGCAGCTTGACTTGATTTCAATAAGGTCGTCGGCAACTTCAAAAAGACGACGAGACCCGGGGAACAAATGTGTTTGAAAATCAGTGCGAAGTCCGAAGCACATTACGTTAATTCCAAGCATATCTGCAACGGCCGCTAATTGGTCAACTTGTTCCGGTGTAAGGAATTGTGCTTCATCAACCAAAATCCACTTCACCTTAGGCTGGAAAAACATCTCATCTTTCTGACATACGTTACTTACAAGCTCAAATAAGTTAAGGTCCGGGGAAATGCTTGTGCATGATTTATTACCCAGAGCCCTTGAATGAATCACACCTTCTCCGTCTCTGGTATCTATTTCGCTTTTAAAAATAGTATATGGAATTCCCCTTTCCTGGAAATTATATGCGGTGGCAAGTAACTGGAGGGATTTACCGGCAGACATTGAACCGTAATAGAAAAATAATTTCTTCCTCTGTGACATAAACAAAACGTTATAAAAGTTATCCCAGACTTTTCATCCGGGATAACCTTATTTTAGAACGGTAAATCCTCGTCATCCTTCATAATGAGGGAGCTGGTGAAATCCTGTTTGGGAGCTTCTGGCGCGGATGCCGGATTTATGGTCTGGCCCTTTGCTTTAGCTTCAGCTTCTTTGATTTCCTTCTCAGCCTTTTCCGCTTCCTCCTTCTTATCCTCTTTCTTGGCATCAATCTCAGCCTTATCAATCCACTTGCCACTTTCTCTGTCATACCAAGGAATTTTCATCTCACTGATAAGAGAGAGGTACTCATACGGTTTGGTGGAGAACACGTCCTGCCACTTCTTCGTATCATAAATCCAACTCTTCATCTGTTCCTCGTCATTTGAGAGAGGAGTGCTCAAAGAGGCGTCAAGAATCTGGGGAGCCGCATTACCCTCGGTGATTGTTACGTTAAGGTCGCGACCGTTGTAGATATCAAGAATGTTGAGAACCTGTCCGGCACGCTCACCCTCCTCCTTTCTCATGTTGTAAAGATTGATGATTGCGTTGTACGGGTCGGTCTTGTCTCTCCTGATATTGAACTTCCAGAATTTTACACCCTCATTTTCCTTTCCGCGTTCGATGCAACGAACTATGACAGCCTCATTACTCTTGTTGGCAATGGAGATGTCCTGGAAATTCTTCTTCTTGATGGGGTCTGTTTCCTTGACGGATTCCTGGTAAGCGTTCTGGTTAAGCTCGCAGAAAGGACACTTGGTACCATACTTTTCATGGTCGATATCCTTGTTCTTTGAAAGACAGATGTAGGACTTATAGCCACTCTTGGAGACTTCCTTTGGAACACGCACATTATGCATATGTACCTTGACAAAGGGGTTTCCGGTTTGGAGGTCCATAGGGAGAAGACGGATTGTTAGAGTTTTTTGTGTCTCGCCGTTCTTCTCATCCAGGCGAACGTTTAGATAGTTCTTTTCGTCAAACGTTTTGGTTCTGTTAAAATTGTTGTTTTCGCTACCGTTATTTACGATAGACTCTGGTGTGATGTTTGGTAAATTTATTGCATTACCCATTTTTTAAAAAATTTTGTAAAAGTTATTATTAATGTATATAAACTATTGTCTGTACCTACAATGTACAGAAAAATTATCAAAAAAACAAAAAAGGTGCACGATTTCTCATGCACCTATAAATAGTTCTAAAACGACTTTTTTTTAGAATCCAAGAAGGGATTTTAACGTAGCATTACCATTATCTCTGAGGGTTTTTGCGATGCTTGAATAGTCTGTTGCATTCCTCACATCGTCCCTGGTAATAGTATACTTCGGCTCGCCTACTCCATTGTTGTCGTCTTCTGGACTGTAATTCTCCGGAGCGTCTTCTGCCATATATTCCTCAGGGGTTTTGTCAAACGGTTTTGATTGAAGGGAGCGCATCGTAAGTTTTTCAACTGATGTAGGATTCCTCTTCTCAATCTCGTTTTCAATGTTCGCCATGAATTCAGCGTTTGATTTTAGCTCGCCTTGGAACTCATTAAATTTTTCAAGGAATTGCTCAAACTTGTCTGTAAGTTTGTCAATTGCCTCTTCATTACGCTTTTGGCCATCAACGAGCTCATCAACATCAATTACTTCCTCATCTTCGCCACTTTCTTGATTGGCATTGTCGGGTTCTGCCTCGTCAAAGCTCTGCTCTGCGGTTGCGGCTGGGTCAGTATCTTCACCGCCCTGGGGGTTGAAGCCGGGAACGCCTTGTGCGGCGTTTGGGTCGGCACCAGCGGCGGGAGCTGCGCCAGCGGCCATAGGGTCAGCAGCAGGAGCGGCACCAGTAGCCATAGGGTCTGCGGCGGGAGCTGCGCCAGCGGCCATAGGGTCAGCAGCAGGAGCGGCACCAGTAGCCATAGGGTCTGCCATACCGGTGGTATCGTCAAGTCCGTCTCCGTTTCCGTCAACTTCGTCTACGCTATTGTCGCCACCAGTAACGTACTCCATGATATAATTGAAACGCTTGGCCTCTTTAAGTAAGCCCTTCTCTTCTAAAAATTTCTGGTCCATATTAGTCGTTAAGAACTTGTCTATTATCTTCTGTAAGAACAATCTTCGAACTTTCGGTTCTCTCAATCAGACCCTTGTCCTTCTTGACAACCTTTACGTGATTAGCTGCCTTCATGTTGTTCATGATTTCCTCGGCCTTGTTTACTCTTTCGTCCATAGTTTCTTCGTTTTTTTTCTTGTTATTCTTCACATTTTCGACTACGGCAACTTTTGGTTCCTGTTTCATAACGGGAACGTTTTTCCTTTTGTATTTTACTATTTGTCTAATAGCCATGTGTATGATTTTACTATAAATAGTATTATTTTGTTAAAACACCAAAATACGGCTCTTTACGAGCACAAGTAAGGTAAAATATATGCCCTTCCTCTCGTCTTGAACCGTATTTCCTTTGATATTGCATCATTGTTTTTCAATAAAATGACCGATGGATTGTTATACATTGCACTAAAAATCCGCTTCTTATATGTTTCTCCAAGGTAATCGCAGTCCCGGAGAGAAACGCCGACCACCTTTTTTGTACAATCAATGTAAATATACATCATATCTCCAGTAATATAGACGGTCTTTTGAGTATTACATAACAAAAGTTCAATAAACTTTGTAAACCGCTCTTCTCCCTCCAACATGACGTCATAAAAAACGTAATTGACTGAGTCTACGTACTTTTTGAAGGCTAAATCCTGGAATTTATTCACATTTACCTCGTATTTGTCCCTTCTCTCGTATTTTCCGTAGGTCCAATATACATTCTCATCCACCTTCCATTCTATAATTGATGCTTCCGGGTACAACTCCTTCGTTTTTTCCCATCCGACTATGAGCGTTGGAATGTCAGATATAAGGGAATCGCGGTCCTGGACAACATTATAGAGCTCAGCTTCAGAAAATGGCTCATCGGTCAATATGTTAGCAATGTATTTCATCAATCTTAGATTTAAATCCAAGATAATCATACACTTTTTTTCTGTCTAAAACAAACAATCTATCAATTTATCCTGTTTGGTAGACTGGATATCCGGATTTTCGGTTAAGAGGAGCGATAGCGGCTTTCTTGCTTCATTCATTCTTCTTATAAAGTTAAACAACTCCTTGTACAGTGCCCTTATTTCGTTTTTGTTACATACTCTATTATTGTCACTATCTATCGGTGGATAAATCATGATTGGGGAAACCTCTCCAAGACTTACATTACCAAAGTCTTCCGTTTCAAAAACATCATAATCCGGAACGCCTGTAATAATTTCACAACGCCTATAGCCTAAACGTATATCGCTAACTGCTATGTGTTTATCGTCAGTAAATGCATAGAAGCTATCGTTCGGGTCTCTATATTCTTCTCCAACATTCGGATATCCAATAAAAACGTTTGTATATTTACCCGCCGGAATACAGGTTAGTTTAGTGCCAAGGCCCATAAACCTTTTTATGTCGAAATTCTCTATTACACCCGCAGAAGTGCCCATTATTGATACTCTGCTGGGAAGACCGCTTGTGGTTTCAATTGTCTGGGCGAAATTATTATAGTTCTTTTCTGTTCCATCCTTATAATAAACCCTTACTGAAAGGATGCCATTAACCCAATCTCCATTTGTACGCAAACTTGTCCTGTTTAGTAAAAGGACTACACTGTTAACATCATCAATATTAATTAAGTCAAGTTCGCCCTTTGAAACGTTCAAATCTTCTTTCGGTGTTGTCTCTACGGTTGGTTTATCCTGGCTCTGCGGTGTCTGTTCAGCGGCATCTGCAGCAGGCATATCCATGTCATCATCCCTAAACGGAACGGCGTATCTTGATTGCCTTACGCCGGTAAACACGGTTTCCATTCCTCTTGCATTAATATTGTGCTGAACGTTGGTAATCAAATAGGCGCCCTTCCACATTGCAATATTGTTCAACTGGAAGTACATTAAAGGCGTGATTTGTGCGTCACCCATCATCGTTACGGAACAACTGTACGAGTAATTTGAATAGACGCTGTATAAGTCCTGGCCGATTATTGATGTTTCTCTCGGGCCCCTATTATTTTGATACGATATCATCACCTCGTTCCTGATTGAGAAATCCGTCACCTGATGGTCTTCCATTGACAACTTAACATCCTTAAAATATGACTGGTTCTGTTTTGCAAAGGTAACACCGAAGCAAGGGACGACGAAGCTATCCTCATCATCATCGGAAAACATTGGTTGTGGTACGATTTCACCCCAAGTGTTTGCAATATCAAATCCATCGGTCTTGTAACCCATCTTTCCACTATCAGACTTTATGTCAAGAAGGGAAGACTTCTGGTTGGAATATAAAACAACAAAACTGGATTTGATGTCATTGGTCCGTACGGCTTCATTGTATGGATATGCTTTAAATACTTCCGCAATTGAATTCTTTTCGGTTGTGTAGGTGTTAGCAAGGCCGAGTTTGGTCGGTAGGGCGAGAAGTGCGCAACCGCCATATTGTGCCGTAAAACTCAATATTTTCAGTATTGAATCAGCAGCAAGATTTTCTTCCTTACTCTTTTCGGTAAAACCGCCAAGGTCGCATATTTTGTTTATCGTATTGGTCAAATTTGGTCTTACGCGCATACCTATTTCATGATAGAATTCATCAACGTAGAAAAATCTAAGGAAATCACTTTCTACTTCGGTTGTCCTCATCCTGTCCGGAATGCAGCTAAAATACCAACACTCGCGCCTCCTGTTGCACAACCACCTATCATACATGTTTTTAAGGGCCATGTAACAAGCTAATTTAAGGTCAGCACTCTTAAGCTGCTCTGGCATTGACGACTTATCTTCCGGGGCACCAGCGCTATCTGCACCTGTATGCTCCTTTAAGTAAGTATTAGATATTTTATTAACCTCTTTAAGGCCCTCAACAAAAGCAGCAATGGCATCGTTCATTGCGTTTCTAGGTACGGTGAGTTTCTCGTTCGGGTCATCAAAACAACTATAATCAAGTATTGTATCGTTTCCGAAATAAAACTTCTTAAACTTTTCAATAAAAGATGTGGCTTCGTCAACCATCAATACATCTGTACGGATTTTATCATTGAGCTTCCCGAGCCTATTATCTGAACCGACAGCATAACATTCTTTTAACTCCGTTCTATTGGCAAACGTACCTGCAAATTCAACGGTAATTGCAGAAGAACAAGATTCTGGCGTAAGGAGTTGTTTTACGGCGTTTCCTTCACTTCCTTTTATCTCTTCCCATAGTGCGAGCTTTTCTTCTATTTCCTGGAATGTCATGCTCGCCGATGGAACCTCTATATGTACGTATGAACTTGCCGTGACTCCCGGAATTACAACATTCGGGTTGTCTTCCATAGCGACACTATCAGCCCATTTGAGGAAATAACCCATAAGAGCTTCTTTTCTTCCCTCAGAAACATATTTTGGCGGGTTAGAATAAAAATCAAGTGCTACCTTCCTTCCTAAGCAAGGGTCATTTTTTTCTATATCATTTAGGGTATTAATTACCGAACCGTTAATTGTATATTGGTACGTAATCGGGTCGTTCAGAAATTCGGGAACCAACGACCCCTCTTTATCCTTTATTATTATGGCTCGGTTTCGCCAATAATACGCACCCTCTCTAAGAAGTAATAGTGTAGGATAATCCCCATTTTCTCCCCTATTCGGGATGAAAAACTTCTTGTCCTTGCTAAACGGAACGCCCATAAGGAATAGATATGCCCTAGCCTCACGACTTGTCTGTGCATAATAAAGAGGGTCCATGAATATACTCGTCTCACCGGCTTCGGTCTTTCTATAAGATGGAACGGATGGTAACTTATCATCCTTTGACATCTCGTTAAAATAGTTGGCGCCGGTTATTGATTGAGGGATTGAATTATAGTTACGAAACAACTTTGCAGCCGATGAAAAATCGCCTGAGCTATATTTTCCGAAAACATTTTCAAGTTTCTTTCCACCACTATAAATGTGGCAACCTTCGCGATTAATAATAGTTTCAGAATTTCTTATCTTAAGGAATTTATCTGAATTTTCCTGAAGGTCGGCTTTGACTCCAGTAGCGTAATTATCAAGTGTCGTATTGTCAAAAACACCTATCGGAAGGAATCTGAAAAACTCTGTTCCGTCGTCATAATGCCTTACAAGCCAATTGTATATAAGGTCTCCATTACCAGCCTTTGAAGAAAAGATTGGCTGTCTGTTAGACGTAAACTTGCTCATTAAGGCCGAACCGTCCGTTGATAATCTTTCCAATGCCGTTAAAAATGACCTTCCTGGCCTCATTTTAAGCATTCTGAACGCTCTTTCAATATTTCCAACCTCAAGTTCGGCTATTAATTTCGCCTTCTTTGTAAAGTTTGCTGTGCTTGTACTCCGCCCGTCATTAGCTGAACCAGCATCGGATGCAACATAGCTTCCGTTCAACATTGCATAATAGCAACGTAGAACGAAGACTTTCAACATTGTCTGTACGGTCTCTTCAGCTTGTAGGCTCTTATCAGATAAGACATCAAGATAAGGATTACCTGCTTCCCTGATTATATCATAGTAGCTAATCGGGACCAGGTCTCCCTCCTTCACAATCTCATTATATTCCGGCGTTACGGGTTCAAAGCTCTTTTTGTTAAGTGCTGTTGCATTAATTATTGACTCAACGAGTTTCACTTCTTCCAACTGGTCTCCCCCATTTAGCTGGCCGGGCCAAACCATTGAAATCTTCTTCTCCTTTCCGTCTTTTTCTGTTTCTTCTTTATAAAACATTGTAAACGGGGGTAGCTTCCCACCATTAGGTGAGTCGCTTCTTAACGCGTTCTCATTTACATCACACTGAATATCGGTACCGCATAATTTTTTGAACTTTCTACTATCATCCGTATCTGACTGTATGCTTTTTCTTATTCTGTCAAGCGTATTGTAGAAAGTAGACATAAACGTATCAATATGAGCAAAAACCATATTGAACATATTTCTCATAGACGGCTTGAATCCAATTGCGTGTTCTATTTTGAGTCTGCGGAGTCTGTCAAGGTCTTTCGTAAGTTTATCAAGGTCTTTCTTAAGAACATTGTTAGTATCGGTAATTTTGTTCTTATAATATATGTCGTTAATTTTGAAAGCCCTTATGGTCCATTCTTTATCAGCCGAGCCTTTGTGCATCGGAGACTTTATCTGGTCTTCGTTAAACCTCTTGATAAGCTCATTTATTAAAACATCATATACAGATTGATTGCTTGAACCGAAATCAGATTTTGTTTTTTCAAAGACAAGTACTGGTTTTTCTTTATTTGTGTCATCTTTACGGAATGCAAGAGAAACAATTTTTCCACTGAGAACCTTCTTTATGTCGTCATCTGTGAATTTAGATGATATTGTTGATGCGGAAGCCCCAGAAGCTTTTTGCTCCTTATTAAGAATGCTGTTTGAATCCTCTAGGAATTTGTTAAAAATGTCTTTTGTGACTATGGTCTTGTCCTTATAGTTTTTGGTTTCTTCCGCAATCACATTATACTCTTGAAGATACTTTGAAAATCTCAAAAAATCTTCAAATATCTTCCTATTTGTTTCAACTGACGTGTCCAAGGAAACAAAGAAATAACCGGAGGAATCTTCTTTGGTATCATTTTTTGACCAAGACCACCAAGAAACTTTGGTAGATTTTCCGGATGTTGTAGGACAATTCGGCAAGACTTCTTGTGTAAGCTTATTAGTGAGTTTTTCAAGCTCGTCTCTCTTGGTGCCGTCACTACTTTCTTTTATTTCTTTATCAGCCGCTTGCCCCGCATCCTCAACCTCTCTCTTTAACTCGGGGAAAGTATACATTGCTCGGCCTATTGGGTTTTCATTATCGTCGGTCAAATAACAAAAATCACCGGTTTTACGTTTCTCTTCCCAAGTATTTTTGCCATAAAGATTTATATATGGCGCCAAATAAACAAATGGGAACGGTAAATCGGAATACATACCGTACATGTACCCAATGAAGCTCGCAACAACCTCAAAGTTGCCCGTAGAAGAATTAAATTCAACGTTACACTTAAGAACGCTAAGGTCATAAGTTAACTCTTTGCCGTAGAACCCCTTGATACTAAGCTTAAAAAGCGGGTAAGGGAAACTGAAAAATGCTTTAAAGAAGTCAGAATTTGACCCCCTGTACGGTGTTTTATTTGGATTTCCGTTATTATAGTATTCATACTCGGCTGGTTGCATAAGAGAGGCACCCCTTACGTCAACAAACCTGATATCAACAGTCGGATAGTACCAGCTGTCGTATCTAACTGATATTGATTCAATTCCGAGACACTCCTTTGTGTTTGTGCTCGGGTCGTTCATACTTATATCGGTGAAATTAGTAGTAAGATATCCCTGACCGCCAACCGAAGTTCCGTCCATAAACGAAAGTGTACCGTTGTCAGAAGAGAACTCAATTGTGTCTTTAGAGATATCATTACCTTCTCCCGTCATACCACAACCAAACCTGTCCCCGTTGATAACACGGAGATTTACAGAAAAGGAATAATCCTCATAGGGCTGCGGAATTCCGTTTTGAACTTTATTCCCGTCACTGTTTATGAAGAGATTATTAGGCTCAATATATTCAACCCTACCTAACTTTTTAACCTCGTTTTCTTTCGCCATTTAGATTATTTCTTGTAAAGCTTGTTATATTCTTCTATTGAGGCTCTGTAATCTTGAAGAGACTGACTCAGGGGATATGGAATCCTTAAATTTGCCTGGTCCGGTATCTCAAATTCTATTGAACCATATTGTGGATTAGCTTGCATTATGAGCCACCCATAGTTACTATCATTATAATATTGATAGGAAAGAATATCAAGCCTTGTCTGGCCGCGATAGTATGTCTCAAAAAAATCTGTGTCCTTTGCCGGTATCTTGGCAAATGGGACAATTGAAATTGAACCGTCCTGTCTAAATTGTGCGTATCTGTCGTATGTAGCCATATCCTTTTAAATTATCTCTTATTTTCAGCTGCGGGTGTGTCTGGGGTTTTCGTCCAGAAATCCCTGTGTGTTACAACGTTGGCATTTTCACCCTCTTCGTTTACAAGCATCGGTGACCAGGTCTTCGCCTTGTCGTTATCGGGCGTTATATAAGACTCCCTATAATCAGACCTTCTGTCATAAACCGAAGTATTTGCGTAATAGTTGAACGATGCGGCATTCTGGAGGCGTGCAATAGGGCCTGAAATGTCACTACCGCCAAGGAAGGTAAAGGTTATGTTAACATTTGCAAGCATTGGCTGTAAACCAACACCTTCTGGATTAAGGTCCCACTGAATCCCGTTGTTATCATACTCAATGTTTATGTTCTGGATGCATATCTTTGTGTTAAAGAAGTCACCAATACGAAGCACACAGAACGGGGCACGCCCAAATGAGAGGTTGCCGGCACCAAATGCACTACCCATACCGAGGTCAGAGGCAGAAATAGTTGGTCCCTGTCTTACACATTGCTGTAAGAACGTAAGACGGGCATTGAAGCCTTCCGGAGTAATTGAGTGGAAAGCTGGGTCAAAATAATCAACCTTGTCGGAGATGTATCTCTTGACCATATCATCATTCTCATTTATCCGTTTGAAATATGTATATTCATCATCGTACGTCTGGTTTTCATAATCATCTGACTTACTTGTATCAAAAGTTTCCTTAATGTTTGTTTCTTTTATTGTAGATGTATGTTTTACTTCTTCATAACGTGCCTCCTCAAATTCTTGAACTTCGGTTATAACAGGCTTTGTGGGTATAAGCTTGAATGCGACAACTGCGGCACGGGCGGCCTTTGGTCTGAAGTCGGATTCTGTGCTTGTATTTGTGTCCTCTAATTCTCCGTTTCCGTTGTGGGAAATAGTCGCGTTCCCATCCTCCCCGAAGTTAAAAATGTTGAGAGACCTAATCCACCCTTCAACTGAGGCGGCTCTATTCTCAGCAAGTATTCTGTTTGATGATGTGTAACCGTGTTTTGATGCAAACCCCTGGATATTAATTTCATATTTATAAGAGTTCTTGGTGGCAGAATTAAATACTGTTATCATTTGAGCAAGATTCTTATAAAAATTGTAAGCGGGAACAAAGTATTTATTCTCTTTATCCGAGAGACGGACAAGAGATTTTGCAGTTTCTAAATTTTTGGAATCTGTAATCCCAGTGTTACCCTTGTTCAAATATTCCATGATTTCACTCTCTGAAGGCACGCTATCCCAGAAATTCCCGTACATTTTGGCTGCATTAAGACCAAAGTCCTGCATGTCCTTGTATCTTTGTGCATTTACAAGCACTTCATTATTAACTCGGTCATCAACAGGATAATACCATTCCCTCATTTTTCCGTTCTTGTCTTTGCCTCTATAATAATAAGTCTCATTATCACCATAGGTCATACCGCTGTAACATGTACTACCGGTATTCTTAATCTTAGGATAGTCGTCATAACCACGCTCGTATCCACGTTTTCCATTCGCCCTAAGCCCGTCTTCAAGCATTTTCTCAAGCCCAGCCGCCGTGCCACCTGATTTTGTGCCATTTACATAATCTTCACAAGCATAGTTATTGGGAAAATAGAATACACTGTAAAAAGTTATGTCACCAGCTGGATTCGGGTCTTCCTTCTGTATTGTCCTTTTAGTTTCATCGACACCGGTTTGCTCTTTTCTTTTTTCTGTGAGTAAGGTTGTTTTTTCCCTTGTTGTAGAAGTATATGGAACATCATATTCCTCTCTCGGGTTAAACTCAAGAGCATCGCAACCAGCAAAGTAGCGAAGAATCATTTCATCCTTGCTTAATGGGAAGGCTTTATTTGCGGTTTTTCCCATCTTACCACCTCTTGCCCATTCGTTAATGATGGAAGGGTGGTCAACAAGAATTGTAAACGATAGGGTACCAGTCCTTTCAGAGTTTACATAAGAATATATTTTTTCTCCCCTACCGATGAACTCGTTCTGATTCCAATCTGCGTGTACTTGTTCGCTAAATTTAAGGTTATATGGAGGGAACCACATTATACGGCCTCCATTTGGGCCTCTCTGCTCCTTAGTAAGAGTCATACCAAAGCCCTTGGCTGTACCAAACTTCGTTACGCTATGAACGCTGGTATGTGAGGTTAATGAACTATTCTCATCATTATCTGTATAACTTTCCTCCTTTCCAAGCGTTAACATTTCATTCCCTTTATCATCGTATTGCTTTCTTATCAAGGTTGAATCAGGGACAATGTCTTTCCATGCAAGGTTTTCAATTGAGAACATGCATCTCTTAATTGAATCCTCTTCCATTTTATTCCTATCATTAACGTAATAAGGCGTAAAGATTGGTCTTCCGTTCTCCGGGTCAAGTGATGTGAAGTTTTTTAGTCTCTCGTATCCCTTGTTCGGACGCATCAGTTGGTCGCTTTGATGCAGTGTGTAGTGTTCGGGGCCTGCATTATCACTATCGTCAGCCCACTTACCCCTGATGAGGTGTTTATATTTTGAATACTGATAATGAGTTGTCCATACGCGGCAGTAAGGGTTCGGGTAGCCATTTTCGTTTGTAAGGTTGAGCTTTCTAAGGTTTCTACCCCTGGACAAACCATAAACGTGGTCTGTTGCTGTGTTTAAGAAATCAGCGCGACCCTCGTTGTCTCCATTAAGTGTCGCAAACCTATTAACAAGGGATTTAATTTTGCCCTCATAGAACATACGATTTGTTTTACCGAGGAGTCCCTTAATTTCCTTGTCTGGCGAAACTGTATCAACGTCAAGGAAGTAAGCGTAATCAGACTGCGGTATGCTATCGTTATCATAAACCGCAACCCTATTCCTCGGGTCAGATTCATAGTTTTCAACATAAAGACCGTGTTCGGCAACTCCGTTAAGAAGATTTAAATAATAGTGAGAACCCATATAGTCCCACATATCAAGGAGTGAGCCGGTGTACTTCTCTCTACCATCAACGACAGCCTCAAACTTCTCTCTGAACCCCTGCACATGACCATTCATCGTTCTCCTAACAAGTCCATCTTCAAGTGGCTTTAATACATATGGCTCGGAAGGGCTATATCTCTTTGACCCTAATTTGAAAGCTTCAATATCTTGATTATCAAAAGGATAGTTCAAGTCACCAAATACAGAATATGTACTTTTTAAGAATATTTCATCATTGGATGCCTCTCCACTTCTCTCTGTGGCAGCATTTTCAAGATGAGTGTAGCCAAACAAGTCTCTACCAATAGATTCGTCAAGGAAACGAAGGTGATTTTCTTCACTTTCGTAAACATCATAATATTGCCCGATTGCTGGACTACCTTGAAGACCGAAATTATATGACCCACCGGCATGGCCCTCATATCTCCTCATATTCGGGTTTCCAAGCAAGTTGGCAGTTCTTGCCGCCGTGCTGGTCGGACCTAATCCTCCCTGTGTACTGCTTACGGTCTTACCAATCTGCCTACTACGTGCGCGACTTACCTCTCTTGTTCCAATTGTTGGGTCAAGAGAAGCCCTACTTCCATCATCTCCATTTGAAAGCTTCATAAGACTTGAATTGAGGCCAATGAGATTTCCGCCCATGTTCCTTAACTCCGTTCTTATCGCATGCCCGGTAGCGAACATATCATAACTACTTATACCTGGTTTACCGGTCTTCATATTTTAAAAAAGTTAAATCTTATTTGTATTAATTTGACACCAATCCTGTCTTATCCATCTTAGCGTATGTATCTGTAATCAACTTTGCTAATTCTCGCACAAAAGCTGGGTTGTTCATTATATCAACCGTTCCAATCTTACCATTATCACCAACAAACGTAAACGTTCCTGTTATATTGATATTACGTTGTTCAGTGTTTCCGTTTTGTCTTGCCTCGCCACCTCTTTGTTGCTCCGGTACTGTTGTTTGTGTATTGTTAACAGGTGCTACGGTTGCACCAGGAATACTCGTTGGGGATGCTTTAATTTCGGGAGATGCCTGTCCGTTGGTATTTGTCGGATTAACCGGGGCTGGAGCATTAAAACCAAACGTGGATGCAAGTTCTTGGACGAATGTGTATAGGGGGTTATTATCTCCTTGGGCCGCAGCGGTAGCACGAGTTGTTTCGGTTCCTTCTACTGGCTGAATCCGTGTATTTGCTCCACTATTGAGACTAAAGTTCGTTGCTTCTATTGATACATCCCTCGCGGCGAGAGCGACTGAATTTCTAGCTTCTGCAGCATTTTCTGATGTTAACGGTGCACGTCCATCTCGGCCTTCATTTTCACCTGGTCTAAATCCACTCATTGGAGAAAAGCCATATTCTTGGAATTTGTTATCCACCTTATTTGCAAATTCGCTGAACGCTTTTCCAAATTCTGTTCCTATACTACGAGCGCCTTCGCCAAAGATATTTGAAGCCGCTTGGCCAAATGAAGCAGAAAAAGCTTCTGGGTTACCAAAATCTTTAAATGGTTTAATCAATTCGGTATCAATAGCTGCTCTAAAATCCGTAACACCGGCACTTAAATCAAGAATAAACTTATCCAACATACCGGCTGCCTTCATCGTTGTTTCATCTATCCTTTTTGTAACCAAATCCATCGCAACGTCAATCGGAGCCCGTTCATTAATTGCTCCTTTTCTGATGGCATTTCTCGCCTGCTCATTCTCCATCTGATAACCCTTTCCTTCAACTAGTTTCTGGATTCCCATAACCGATTTTAGGATGGACTTGATATCTTCGCTCTCGCTAACATTTGTTTCAAGAAGACGATTTTGAAGTTCCGGGTCTGCAGCAATTTCTGAAAGGGTCTTAAATTCACCATCAATTGTTGCCCCAGCAAGACCTGTTTCACTATCTATCTCGGCAATATTTGGAAGCAATTTTTCAACTTCAGTGTTAAAACCGCCCATACCTGTCATCTGTCTCTGAACCTCGGTACGCCTTGCCTGTGCATAAGCCTGGTCAATAAAGTTGTTTGGGTCAACGCCCATTGATTCAGCCGCACGTTTCATAATCTGCCTAGTGACAGGGTCCATCTCAATCTCATGAGTTACACTATTGTACGTTGCCGCGCCCTCTGACATTCCATTGAACATATCCTGCAGACCGTTTACATCCGTTAAACTCTTATTTAACATAGTAAGAGGATTTGCAAGGGCCGCAAAAGAGCCACCAAGAACCTGAAGATTTGCAGCCGTTTCAACCGCGCCAGTAACGGTACCAACCTTATCGGCGAACGCTGCAACCTGTTTCATATCTTGACGAATCTCGGTTGCCTTTCTCGCCATCTCCTTGAGCCCGTTTATTCCGTTACGGAAATTGTATGTTTGGGCCATTTGTAAATTGCTGGTAAAGTTCTCAGTATATTTCGTAAGATTTATACCGTATTCCCCGGCCTCCTTATATAATTTTCCGGTTGCCTTGGCGGCGGTCTTCATTGAGATGCCTAGTTTATCATAACCAGAAATAATTTCGGCGATTCTTTCCGGCCCAAACATCTCACCAGCAGCAAGTACATTTTCAAAAGTTGAGTCAAAATTAGGATTTTCCGGGGTAGCTATTCCGGTATCTTCCATTCGCATGTTTCTGCCTAGACCCATCATTACCGCTAGCTCGGTCTTCTTCATTTGTTCATTAGAAATACCGTAGCTTGCAGACAGCTGCATCTTCCTGTTCTGTTCAATGAGCCTTATTGAGTCACTCATTATACTCTTACCGGCTAATCCAACAGCTTTAGCTAAGTCAATTGCAGCATTCTGAACCTTAACAAAAGGCGAAATAACACCAAGCATATTTTGCATTACTTGGTTTAGTACGCCAGAAGCACCCTGGATACCAGAAGCTAGCCCATTCTTATTCGGGTCAAGGGTATCCTTAACCTTTTCTTCGGCCTTTCCTATCGTCCCGAAAGCTTTACTGAAGAAATTTCCAATATCGTCTCCCATTTTGATTCAGTTTTTCTATGTATAAATATCTCCTGTCCATTTTCTTAACGAGAAAAGGGGGCACTTAATACCCCCTATTTCTATTTTTAATATTTTCTTGCTCAAGTTTTGCATATTCATTGATTGCTTCACCGTCAGTAATTGCAGCGGTTCCACTTCTCTTTTCATATGACTTACGGATTCCTTGTTGTTCCTCATTATGTTTCTGTATGAAATATCTTCTGTCCTGAATAGGTAATTTCATCACCGTTTCCATCGGAAGCTTCATATAATGAGTGCAACCCCAAATCTCGTCTTTAAGCATTCTCTCATAATCAGTCGGTATCAGTGAGAAAAATAAATTGGTCAAATTGTAGAAACACAGGCATGGAGCCACCTCCGAGACTCTCAGGTTTTTCAACTTCAAAATTGTAATCTACTCCAGGCGTATTCTTTGTAATGTACCTGCGAAGAGATGTTGCGTCTTTGATTGGAATGGTTGAAACATAGTCGTGAATAAACTTTCTGTCGGTGTTCCCATTGACGGACATTATCTCCATTTCAAGCTCATTGGTTGCCCTGTGTGAAAACTTTGTTGATTCTTCCTCTACCTTGTTTCCCCAATCTTTAAGAGTGTTTATTGAATTTGAAATATCCTTCCTCTCTGCAGAAGTAAGTGATTCGTCCTCTTCAAGATAATATTTGAGTTTTTCATTGTATCTCTCAATCTCTGCTTTCCTGAGGCTTCCTATTTCAAGTTCATCAAGCTTTGCAAGATTTAAATAATCCCTGTGAGTAAGGAACTTAAACTTAATCTTATCCTTGGACAGTGGCATTTCAAAATCAAAGTACCCGTTCTCATCCCCAGTTAAGGTGAAGTCCTTGTACTTAATCTTGGAAAGGTCAATCTTTGTCTCAAATGTTTTCTTTGTGTCTGGGTCTGTTGTTGTTACGCTGTACATATTACCGTAGGCTGAAGAACGAAGGAAAAGGATGATTGCGTCCCTATCACCATCAAGTAAGTCATCCGGGTCAATCTCCTGGTCACGAATCTTCTCTTTCAGAATAATATCAAGAACCATATTATCCCTATACAAGTTTGGTGAGATAATAATGTTCTCGTCCATAGCTGTAAGATAAGAAACCGCTATTCTGCCCTGTTTGCTCTTGTAGCATTCGCCCTTTGAAGGAAGAGGAATGATGTCATAGGAGGCCATTGGGTTAGAATCATCCATCTTGGGAATTAACTTGCTTGGTGACTCCACTTTCTTAGCTACCTTTACCTCTACCGTATCATCTTTCTTTTCCGCCTTCTTTACCTTTGGCGTTTCGTTGGATTGGGCGGCATTAGCCTCTTCAATCTGTTCCAGGACGGTCTTTCCGGTTGCCTTCTTCTTCACAACCGGCTTTGTGGACTTCGTTTCACCGCGAAGCTCTTCCATAGTGCCACCAAGGAAAACCCACTTATCAATAATGTCCTGTTGGCCATTCTTGAGCATTTCAACCTTATCCGCAATCTCGTCTTCGGTATACTTCTTTGTGTTATCTTCCTTTCTGGCGTTTTTCATCGCATCAATTGTCTCCTTTATGGTCTTCTCCCACATATCAAAGGAGGCTTTTAGTTGCCTTTTTTGTTTTTCAAGGTCCTTAATTTCAATGGCTGCCATCTTAATGCCTTTTATTTTTTTCTCTTATTTTATTCTGTTTTTCTGTATATTTTCCAATCGCTTCTTTCAAAATTTTCATTACCTTTTCCGGATTTTCATGTATATCGTGTTCCCAAATTCGTATGACCGGTATCCCTCTTTCCAATGCCCATTCGTCCTTTACTCTATCCACCCACTCATTGTGTTTCTGCATCGGATTCTTCTCTTCATATTTGAGGCCATAGCTATGATAATAATCCCCATCAACCTCAATTATAATGTTTGCTCTCTCACAATAAAAATCGTAAAACCGGCCTATCTCCTTCGCTTCATACTGTCTGACATACTTGACACCAATCACATCAAGGAAATTCTCCGCAAAATAATCTTCTAGTTTTGATGTTCCATATTTCGGGTGTAGCCTTTTCTTTCTAACAGTTTCTGATAGCTTCTTCACTGTTGGCTTTTTGGTTGTTCTCTTCCTTGATACTGGTTGTGCCATTTAGCTTATTTTTAACCGTTTATATTTGAATTTAGCGTAAAATTCGTGCGTTGCTGTTGGGTAATAAGTTGAGTCTCTCATTGATTTATATTCTGAATCAAAAACTTCAGCTAAACGACAGCCGATGAATTCGTAACGGTATTCTTTCTCAACGCCGTTTATCTCAGTTCGCACATACATAATTATGTTTTTTTGTTTTTTTGCAAAGCGGTCAAAAAGAGACTCTTTCTTGTGCTTCTCATTCAAGAAAAATGAAAGAAGAGGATAATCTATCATGTCCGTAAACGTAAGGTCAAGAGTCTTATCTTTATCATTAAAACACCCGGTTATTGAGTTTGTGTTTGCCATATCAGTGTAGTCAAACAAGTCAAACGATGCGTAGATTTTATTGTTGAAATCTTGAAATGCATCATAGGCCCTGGGTTCCCTGCACTCTTCTTCTGTTTCTTTTAAAACCGCTTCTGTTTCGGGTAATTCTTGGTCATTTGAATATTTGTAAACAGCCCCGTCATCATCATAAGTTACTTCATAAAGCGGCCCAGACTCCACTTCTGCATAATCGTCAATAGTTGGAGGGGGTATAATGTCTGTATCCTCATTGCTTGGCCTTAGGAAATTAACTGAAGACTTAGGTAAAACAATGTCCGATACTTCAGTGGACCCACTCTCCTTGCTAACAATTTTCTTAAAGAAGTTAACAAGGCTCTTTTTTTCTGCTTTGACCGACTTTGTTTCTTGCTCTTTTGTATCTTTTTCTACGCTAACACTTTCTAACACCTTTTCAGTCGGAATAGCTTCAGAGTTAACATTCGCCGTGTCTGTACTCTTTTCTTCCTCTGTCTTTACGAGGGGTTCCGGTTCCTTTGATTCTTCTGATGCGCTTTCATTAATAACAACAATTTCTTCGTTGGAATCATTGTCTTCTAATGCCTGCACCTGTGTCTCGGGCTCTTCTCTTTCCGTTATAATAGCCTCATTATCAACTACTTTTTCGTTTTCGGGGGCTTTTACTTCGGCCTGAGGCTGTTTTTCAATAACTTTTTCAAGCTCGGCAGATTCAAAATTTTGTGATTTTGGTGCCCTTCCGTCGGCCGCTGTGCTAACCGTATCTATTTCCTTGGCATTCTTAGCTGATACACCTAACATGTCAAGAATCACATCATCGGAAGTAGCTTTATCACTTTCCTTCTTGTAAAACGCCTTCAAAAGTGATAACCTAATCTTGGCATCACGAATTTTTTCTATAAGCGGAGCTACCTTCTTGCCACGTATTTGAAGTTCCCTTAATGTTGCGTTATAGGAATCAATCTGGTTTTCAAGCGTAACAATGTCATCATCAAGTGCTTTTAAACTTACAGCACCATTATAAGTGTAACTTTCAGCGAGTTCTTCAAAAATATTCATAATATTTACATTTATCTAATTTAAAGATAAGTTAAAAACGTAGTAAGTCAACAAAAATGCTTTCTGCAACTATTTATATTGTAAAAAGTACTGATATAATGAAAAAGACAGTAAAAACAAATATTACCGAGATGCAGAACCTCGTCAAGAATATGCCTAAGACCATAAATGAGGTTCTTAGTTTTGAGGATACAAATGACGAGCTTGGATATGAAGATGAGGAAGTTCCCGCAGAAGAACCAGAAGAAATCGCCGAAGAACCTAAAGAGGATGAAGGTGGAATGGATGTAATGGCCTTTGTTGATGATATCCGTAAGAAATCATTGAAGGGTATGGCTTCGCTTGCTGAAAACCCCGACGATGAAAGGTACCAGCTCCTGAAAAAGATTTGGCAGATTTGCGATAAGAAACCTGAACAACAGACCGCATTTAACAATCCAAATAATCCTGCTCCCGGACAAAATGGGATGGTTCAACGCTAAAAAATGTTTGAGCCACTATTTATTAGAAAAATAAGAAAATTAGATTAGTAATACAATGAGTGACCTTCTTACTAAAATGCCCTTGACCTATGAACCGTTAAGGAAAAATAGATGGATTCTTCGTTTCCCTGCAGACCTTGGAATACAGGAATGGACTCTTGAATCAGCAAAGAGACCACAAATCAATCAACCGGCAACCGAAATCCAGTTCATCAACACTTCAACATACGTAGTTGGACGTTATACCTGGGGTGAAATAAACGTTGTTTTCCGTGACCCAATCGGACCTTCAACTTCCCAGGCTATTATGGAGTGGGTACGTCTCACTTCCGAGTCTGTAACTGGTCGTCAGGGCTATGCAATCGGGTATAAGAGAGACCTTGAGCTTGAAATGCTTGACCCTACCGGAGCCGTTGTACAGAAGTGGATTCTTAAGAACTGCTTCCTTACCGACGTTGATTTCGGTGACCTTTCTTATGGCGATGATGGCCTTGCTACAATTTCAGCAACCATTCGTCCTGACTACTGCATACTCGCTTACTAATCATTACTTTATAAACAAAAAAGAGCACCCGAAAGAGTGCTCTTATTTTTTTATGTTCTATTTTAATCAATTATTGTCCAGACTTCCAATAATTTACCAAAATCCTCAAACTTTATCGTAGTATAGCCGGATTTTCCAAAACCAGTTCCCCATGAATTGCGAATTATAAATCCTTCACTATTGTAACCAACAAGAGAAATGGCATGATAACCATAAAAACCGTCTCCGGCCATCCTGTTCCAAAATTCTGGCCTATCACTGTAGACTGGAAGAGCCCCTACACAAGGACCATTCATTAGCAATGCGATTTTTAATGCTTCGGCTCCTTTAACCAGTGCATATTCCTTAATTTGTAGATTTCCGGCTTTTGAAGAAACTCCATGATGACGAAGATAATGAAATGCCTCTTTAAACGTCATCCCGTCACCCGCATTTGTTCGTATGTTATAAATTTCGTGGTAGTTAACCTTATTATCTTTCTTGCTTCCGTCGTTAAGATTCTCTCTCCAATTGAGGTATGCGGAGACGGAACAAGGAACACAGATTGACTCCTGGCCTTGGTTTAAAACGCTTGGAAGGAACCTCTTATATGAATATGATTTTGGGAGACTTGTCATTGGCATTCCCGCGCCAAAAATATGCTCGGTTCCATCCATTACTGACGGCTCAAAACCGAATTTTACATCCTCGTTAAACATACCTATTCAGTTACAACTTTTCTCTTTGAAACAACGTATATCTCACCTCTTGGTGTCACGATATAAATCATTTCGTAATTATCATTCAAATCCTTAATGTACATATACCTTACGATATACTCGTTGGTTTCGTAATCAGAATATCCGCGACGAATCCAACCATCAAATGTTTCCGGGAGTCCATCAGCAACACACATTGAGTCAACCTGTCGCAAGGTATATTCAACTGTGACCTGATACATGTTCTGCGAGGTCCCCATCACAATCTCTGTATTCTCGTTATTCCCTTGTTTGTGGAAAATCTTATTCAGTAACCCACAACCGGTAAACGAAAAGAGAAGTGAAACGAAAACAATCAGTGAAAAAAGTTTGTTCTTCATATCTAATCTATTTTTCTATAAATAGTTTTTCAGACAAGTAAAAAAGAAAATAGGAACCCGTTAAGGCTCCTATTTCAAAAAGATTTATTCAATCATTAAAGTGATTCGTCAAACTCAACGCTTTCCGGATAGACTACGAAGCTGATGCTGATGTATTCCAATGCCGGAGTAGGCTTGATGAGAATCTTTGCAGGAAGGATGTGCTGGTCGCGTGTCTCCTCCGTTGTTTCGGTAACAACGCGGTAATCATAGATACCCCTGTTAGCCTTAACATCCTGCAAAATAGGTTCAACGACTGAACGGAACTGCTTTTCAAGCGTTACATCGTACTGTTCAAAGATGAGGTTCCTTGCAGCCTGGGAGACGAGCTTCTTGACACGAATCATAAGTCTTGAAACATTAATTCGGTTACGAGGGGTCTCCTGATGGTAAAGAGTCTTGTTACCCCAAACCTTAACACCGTCAACTGCGAAGGTCTTGATAGGGTTAATCATATTCTCATAAAGGGTGTCCTCATCAAGAAGAGTTGTCTTATAGAACGCCTTGGCACAGTCAACTTCACCACGAGTAAGACCTGCAGGTGAGAACCAAGGGAATGAGACATTATCAGTTGCTGCCATATCCCTTACTACATCCTTAGTTGCAGGGAGGTCAATATACCTCTTGCTATCACCATCCCAGTACTTAACCCAAGGCCAGTATGTGCAAGCATAAGGGCTATCAATCTCACTCTCTTCAAGGAATGAAGCAACATCATCCGGGCTATAAGCCTCCATAGCTTCGTTGTACTGTGGAGCGGCCATAATATAGAGGGCGTCGCCACCACGGCCATCCTCGCTATCCTCAATGATGTCAAGTGCATCCTCACTCAAAAGACTCTGGTCATAGAAGTTGATGCCAGGGGTTGCAAAGAGGTTGATATCAACATCTTCCGGATTTGCAAACTGCATGTAACCAGCAAGGTATGCATAGTAGTCAGTTGTAATTGCAATATTCGGGAGTTTGAGACTTACCTGAGGGTCAAGGTCAAGGGCATAATCTCCACCGATTGGACGGAAGATTTCATTATCTGCATAACCACTTCCATTACGTCTAACGGTGTACTTATTTCCCCTATAATCATTTGTATTTGTCCTGCGGTCACGGTTGATGTCCCAGCCGTCAAAACCACCATATGGATAGACGGTAAACTTACGAAGATTTATGTCCTTGTAAAGGCATTCATCAAGGTAAGCGGTAGGGAGAATACGAGGGATACGATTGTACCTGTTCATCTGAATTGGTGATACGGTTGTGAATGTGTATCCGGACTCACCATCAACCTGTGCTACCGGTGCGGTTTCTCCGCTTTCTACGTCCTGTGAAGCTGTGAAGATTGAATCAAGGTGGAAACCATTCGTAATCCTAGAAGGGTCGGCATCACCAAGATTATCATTATATGCATCAACACCCTTATAGTTAAGGATATCGTAGTCTAAAACTTCATCGTTAAGACCGAAGTACTGTCTCTTTGGCTTAATGGTGTTGTCGTATACGGTGTTGTAGTCCATTGTAAGACCGCAAACTGTGCCATACTTAGGAACAGGATAGCCAAGGAATCCGCAAGGGACACAATCGTCAATACCTTCTTCCTTACTAAATTCAAGAGCGATATACTTGGACTTATTAGGGTAAGAACCGTCAATTGTACCAATCTTAAGGCCGACGAAGTTTGATTCACCTTCAACCATAGAGCAGTTGGAGAACTTCTCAAGAACAACCTGTGAGTTGTCATTGTCATAGAAATCACGAACAACAAGGTCAAAGAGGCCTTCTACTGGACGAATCCTCTGAATGGAAATCTTTACCTGATAGTTAGCTGCATTACCGTCGCTGATAGTGTAAACCTTGAAGAGCTTCTTAACGTCAATGGTCTGTGTGCTTGCAGCCTTAACCTCGGAAACAATCCAAGGGGTTACAGCGCAACGATAGGTTGAAATATAGTCCTTGTAATTTTCGTCGCCATCTTCATCCAGTGTATATTCCATCGTAACGCTACCACTTGTTGAACCTGTATCGGCACTTGCTGCTGCGACAGCTTTATTGTACAGAGCTTTGTAAAGCGCCATATCATAAACTGCCTCAATATATACAGGAGCCGAACCCATAAGCGGGTCTTCCGGGAAAATCTTATAGATATAATCCGGAGATGACGGGTCCATTGATACGTTGTATACGACTGTTGAAGCGGTACTTGCTGTATCGCTGGGGTCTGCATATGTTATTGTAAGTGCAAACCTTCCAAGGTCAACATCAATTGCATCGTCAGAATCATATACCGCAACCGCCTCTGGTGCTGCAGTGTATGAGGAACTGCTAATTGAGCAGTCTGCACCATAAGTGTTTCCGGTGTAGGCGCTAATTTCAATACTCGTTACGATATCCTTTGGGCCTTCGGAAATATCAACACAAATGCCACTGCTTTGTGTTGCACCGGAATATGTTTTCTTTGAACGAAGAACAACTACCGGTAATTCTTCAGAGCTACCACTGTCGCCGGCTTTGATTACCCAAGCCTTACCAGCCCAGTAACCAGAAAGACCGAGAACGCGAACAACTTCAAGCTGTTTTGACTCCTCAAGGTATGCCTTTGCAATATATGGGAGTTCATATTTAGGGTAATTTGTTCCCTTGAACTTAATAGGGGAAGTTCCACCGAAGTAGTCAGTGAAATCGGTCCAGCTTGCAATTGAAATTGGTTGGAAAGCGGGACCCTTAAGAGTCTCACCAGCTACGCCGAGGGTTGTGATACCCAGACTTTTAGTGGAATAAGTTACATCCCTCACTTCAGTGTAAACACCAGGGGAAACGTGACCACCTCTTGCATCGCTTATCATCTTAAATAAATCTTTTAATCTTATTATTTTTCTATAAATAGTGATAAAGACCCGAAAAAATGGAAACTATTACTTTATTCTTTCACAATCACTTCTTCACTATATTGTTCTTCCTCCGGGACCTCGTCCGAAACAATTTCTTCCTTTGTGAAGCCGTTAAAAATTATCTGTACCGGACGGCTTTCCCACTTTCTGATAACCTTACATATTTTAACCTGGTCACCATTATGGAACTCAATGTCTTTCGGGATATTGCCGTTAAAGGACTCGCTTACAACCTCATTATTGATTTTAACCTTAAAGTATTTCGCGTTCGTTGAAAAAGACTGGTCGGCTTTTGCTGTAAAGTCCATATCTATTGTGAATACAAGGTTTGAATCACACGGGTCAACAATCATTTTCAGTGTGACATCTCTATAGTAATACGGTTTATCATCTATGCAGTCATTGGTTTCTGTCGTAATTGTCTGTATTTCAGCTGGTTTGTGTATTCCTCCAACCTCAATGTCCGCATAACTACCATCCCCTTCAAGGTCAAAACCTATAAAAGTAAGTCTCGGGACCTCATGTACAATGAAGCTATCCTCTGGAATAATGTATGCCCTGACAGTAATCGTGTAAGATTGGGAATAATATTGTCTATCGTTGAGGCTGTATTCGCTATCATCACTAATATCATCAAGCTTCATTGAAATATAGTGCCCGTTTGGTCTGATATATGCGTCAATTCCTTTAAATCTATCGTTTACAAGTTGATTGAAACGATTTAAAAGCTCATACTTGTTTGTGAAAAGACTCACCTTATATATCAAATCCACCGCAAATGGTTGTTTCATACGATATTCAATATAATATTCACGGTTGTTCTTGTCGGTCGCAGCAACTCTCTTCATTAACCATGTATGTTCTCCGGGGATGTTCTTACTTTCGCCGTTGATTGTACCACTCTTTGGGTTGTTTTCCCTGTTTATTGCCTTGAAGTTCAGTATCGGGTTATGGTCCTCGTCAGTAAACGTCCAGGATTGCATATATTCACTGAATCTCTGGTTTGAAAAGAGCGTCATTGTCGGCAGTCTCTTATCTTCATATGATATTTCCAGACTTTCCTCAACCCATTTTTTGAATTCACGGTCTATATCCTCGTAAGTCAATGGGTTAGGGAATGGGGTACCGTCTTTGAGCTCTTCCTTGTCAAAGTTATACCTCAGTTCCTTCGGGTCCGGTTGATTATCGTTACCCAAAAAGTTCTTGAAATTCCTACTTCCCATAGTCCTTATCCGTTAAATTCAATGTTATCGGCGGGCGCACACTCAATTGTTCTAAAATATGGACGCACTCCGTAAATAGTGTTCTTATTGGCGGTCATTCCAACCCTTCCGTCATTGGTCACAGTCCAGTAGAACCTTGTTTGCTCGTCTATGTCAATACCGATGTAGTCGCCGCGCTTGATATCAATGTCAAGCTCATCCATAGTCTTCAATAACACACTGAAAATCAGCTTACCTGGCTTAGCATAGAGGCCTTTCATCTTATTCTTATCATAAGACTGCTGTTCTGTTTCCTGGATTTCGTAAACACACGGAACCTCAACCGGCGGAAGATATCTTATGGCATCCTTGTCAGCTTCCTTGTAGATATCATTCACCTTAGTCTTGGATAAATCAACCCTATATAATATAACGGTTTGATTTGCATCTTGTTCCATGTACTCATATGCAAATTCCATTTCAAGGTTGTATTCATCTTCTCCAAAGAACTTATGATTCCTCTTAATCGGATTTTTCCTTTTCAACTTAGTATTATCAAACTGTAAATCCATCTTAAATAAAGCGTATTTCGTTATTAGATAAATATCTTCTTTCTTGATAATCTCTAGAAATAGAATCTATAGAAATATTATATTAAATAAATTAAATAATAATATTATTAATATATCTTAAGATAGATATTAATTACGAATATGGATATCCAAATTCTTTAAAGTTTGATTTTAGAGAAAAAATTAGTATCTTATATTAAGATAATAGTGAAGATTAATGACTTACAACAGCATTAAAGCAAAGAATGAAGCAATTGATATATTAAGGGGGTATTCGGGAGATAATCCGTACCTTCTTATGCTTCGGCGTGACGTTATTTTAAAAAGCAACGTTGACGCCCTTAATCCTTTTAATGTGGAGTATGTTATTAAAAATTACTCCTTTGAGCCAAAACAGATTGGAAAAACCATCAAGATTGCCGATTGGTACGGTGAAAAGAAACAACAAGACTGGGGCACGGAATTTGTTCCTCAAAAGCTTAAAGTAATCAGTCTATTAGGCGAAACTACGACAACATATCATTGTTATGTCCAATATCGCCAGAGTGTAGACCCCGTGCAGGCATTCTTACCGAAGAAAGCGGTTCTAACCAACTTCACATTACCTGATTGGAAGGATTATCCGGTTGACTTTGAGAGGTATGACCGCCTTTCAACACAGAAGGACCCTAATCGTAAACTTAAAATGCATCAAAAAGAGGGTGTGAAGTTTCTTCTTGCCCGTAAAAAGTGCGTTCTTGCTGATGATATGGGTTATGGAAAGACTGCAACTCTAGCTGTAGCTGCAATTGAGGGTAATTTTGATTCAGTTCTTGTTATTTGCCCAGCATCCATTAAGACAAACTGGAAAAAGGAGCTTATGTGGTACGTTCCGGAAAGGGATGTTACCATTATTGAGTCATACCTGGACAAAAATAAGTCAGAACTGGAAAAATATCTCGGGTATAAGGAAGGAAAGTCGGGTTTAAGCGTTGCAGAACTTCAAAAAGAGGCTAAAGAAGTTGGAAAATGGGAAGAAAATCGTTTCATTATCGTAAATTATGACATTTTAAGCGAATTTTACGAGGTTCCGGCAACCAGAAGTAAGGAGAATATAGAGAAAGCATATCAAAACAGCCCTCTCCTGCAATATATTGACGGGAAGAAGGCCCTCATAATCATTGATGAGGCCCATAGATTGTCAAATACGACCTCAGATAGGTATAAAATCATTCGCGACCTTATCAAAAGGGGTAATCCGGATAGTGTTTATCTTGCAACCGGCACTCCCATTACGAACAATCCCGAAAACTACTTCAATCTGCTTCAGCTTATCGGTGACCCTATTGCTGATGACCGTGAGTATTATATGAAGCGCTACTGTGCAGCTATTGAAATTCCAAGAGACGCCAAAGAGAGGGCAAAACGCGACGCAATCAGTAAGAAATTCATTGCAAACCGTGGAAAGAGCACTTGGTATGAGCTCACAGATGGTGAAAAGAACGAATTGAATTTAATTATCAAGAAAAGCGTACGGATGCTAACGATTCCGAACGGCGAAAGTAATCTGGAGGAACTTAAAGACAGAACCTCCCACATTTATCTCCGCCGTGTAAAGGAAGACCTGCAAGACCTCCCAAATAAAACCGTTCATGAGCTATTTTATGACCTTGATATGGGTCAAATAATGGAATACAATCGCCTCTGGGAAGAATATGAGGCGGCACAATTGGAAGCTGACCCGACGAAGGACTTGAACAAGGAACTTTTGGAAGGTGCGATTTACCGCAAGTACCTTTCAAGCCAGATGGTGCCGAATACAATCAAACTCACGGATTCATTCATTGAGAAAGGGGAGAAAGTTGTGATTGCCTGCTGTTATGATGAAGAATTATATACATTAAAGGACTATTACGGGGATAAGTGCGTAATTTATAACGGTAAAATATCCGCAAAGGAGAAAGACAAAAATATTGAGAAGTTCACCAATGACCCAAACATTATGGTATTCATCGGAAACATCCAAGCTGCGGGTGTCGGAATTACCTTGCTTGCATCACATACCCTGATTTTCAACAATATAAGTTTTGTTCCGGGGGATAATCTTCAAATGCAGGACCGAATTTATCGTATCGGCCAAACAAAGGACGTGGATATCTACTATCAGATTTACCGTGACACCCAATATGAGAAGATGTGGAATATAGTTCTTCGTAAGTCTCTCGTTATAAACCAAATAGTAAAGAAGGAGGGCGAAAAGTGACAGAGAAGATTAAAATATTCAACAAGGAATACAGTGTGAGGTCATTAAAAAGGATAAAGAAGGGGTGGAAAGATAGTGTTATTGAATTCTTATCCGAAGACCTTGACTATATATGTGATTGTTCGCTTGCGAGGTTTTTCGTCTGTTATAGATGGAGGTTTAAGAATAAGGATGACGGCCAGATTGTTGATGTGTATGTTGACTATTATCCGGATACGAAAGAATATGAATTCGTAGATGGACAGGACAGCATTTACTATATTAAAAAGAAAGAGACGGAAAAATAGTATGGAAAGAAGAGGATTTTTAAAGCGTTTATTCGGCGCTAGTGTCGGTATCGCTGCAATGGCTACTGTACCGGCAATTGCCAAACAAAAGGAAAGTTTCAAAATTGATGATATGTTTGAGCCGTGTGGCGGAAACAGGCAACTATTCTACCTAAAAACTGACTCATGGCTTGAAAGTGAAATAAGGGATATATTGGGCGATAGGTTTGTTGATGAGAAGTATTTTTCTTATTATTTGCCGATACTTAATTGCTATTTACCGATAAAGGAAGAATATGCAAAGGAAGATTTTGACAATTTACTTCTGGTTGTGAAATCTAAAAAGTTCGATTTTTTCTGTGACCATGTAGGAAATCACGGGAAACAATACGGCGCAATGAGATTATTTAAGGATGATGGGTATTATAGAATAGATATGTATGCTGCAAGAAACCCAAATAACCCATATGAATATTAAAAGACATGAACGATGAGTTTTTAGGCTTTGTGGCTGAAATAGGAAGGACAACGGACAAGAAATACCTGTACCGTTTTGATTTCACATATGATTCAGACAGTTTATGGGGTGAATTCTTTAACATTCCCCCAGCTTGTATTGTGCCTGAACTAGCACCGGACCCAAACTGTCTGTCCCATACAATGAAGGTAGTATCACCAGTTAAGTTAATGACAGCAAAGGAAAACGCGTGCTTCTCAATGCAGGATTGTATAGACGGTATTATCCCATTGTGTTTCAGTGAGATAGATGATGACACCATTTATTTTAAAGACAAACCACTTAAATTCAGATTTGGCGAAAAGCTTGAAACTGTTCTGAAGAAAATAGAAGCGTGCGGCCTCACTAACCTCGGCATTGAAGATATTAAGAGGGGTGACGAAAACCTTGTAAACGACCTGATTAACAACCTCAATAATAATAGTGATGATGATTTAGACCCAGATGAATTCTAACGACCAGGTCCTTGTGTTTGTCAAGCCGATATGTAAGAACACGGACCAGACATACGAATATGATTTATTCTTCAGTGACACCCCAGATATTGTGTGGGGTGTTGATTGGGAGATTAATACACCGGGCCTTGTTTCCAGTGATGAAATAACCCCGGACTCAACCACATATAATAAAGTTGTCAGGATAAAAACAACATTCCCGCTAAAGACTGTTCAAGAGACATATTGTTATTCAATGGAATATGCAATCGCAAGAATAATTGCTCTTTCCTGGATTGATATTGAGAACATGGAAGAATACCCAGAGAAAGGCAGGATGGTTCTTTATTTCGGGGACACTTTTGAACATGTTAAAGGCGTACTAAGTGAATTCGGCATCTATTTATAATGTATAAATTAAATGACAATGGAAAACAATAAAACCGTAATATATGATTTCCTTAACCGTTACGAAGACTTCTCAAAGGATGATATAGAAAATCAATACACGAAGGTTTATAGGCCTGGATGGCATCCGCACCCAATGCAATTCTGGTTTAATCCTCCCTTTGACAAGAGCGGGGAAAGTTTTCCTACGTTAAGCGGAACCGTCGTTTTACTCAATGACGGTGAAATTATGGTTGAAGATGCTAAAACTGGCTTGTTCTTTAATCTTGACGAGTGTCTTGGTGACTCCGTTGAGAATTTTATTTTCTCTATTCAAAGGAATTCTCCCGAAGAATCTCTGTAACAATATTACCAAAGAGAGAATTACGGCTTTCTGAAACTATTTCTCCCCTAAAACCATTTTCAAAGAGGAAAGATATTAGTCTATCTTTTCCTTCGTTGTTCCATGTAAATACAGCTTCTGGTTTACTTGCCATCATTTCGGTATACTTAACCTCGTCCTCTGTGCAGTCCGCCGGTATAACATAAGACATTATCCAGCCCCTTTCCTTTATCACTTCGCTCTTCATTTGGTCGTTCGTCATATCTTGGGCGGTTTTAATTTCCTCAAGGTAACGATAAGGAGAGCCAATGTAAGGAATAAGTCCACCGATTTCAGGATTACCGAAAACGGATTTATCATCAATACCCTTTTCTATTATTTCAGTAAAATAGTTTAAAGCTTCTTGTGTGGAAATGCTCCTCCTATTCAATTTTCTAAAAGCGAAACCTTCTTTTATCGTCCTTTTCTTCCGTGTGTCAACATCCGTTTTAGGCTCCTGGAAAAGTATACTATTGTTAGCACCGGCTTTTTGCTGAGCAGCCGCAAGGTCGGATAGTTCTGTAAGCTTTGAACTGTATGCGGTGATAATTGCTGCGCGTTTTTCTTCTTCAGTTAAAGGACCGGTCGTACTTCTTTTAACAAAACGAGTCCCATTCTTTCCTACCACAACAAATCCACACAGCTTTAAGATTTCATCTCTGAGGCTTGTAAAAAATTCATTATCGTAGTCTGACTTACGTACATTTATCGGCCTATAATGTTGCTGGCCTTGATATTCAAAACAAATTCTCGTATTGCCTTTTGTTCCCATGATGTCAATTGACTTATTTCCGAGCTCCTCGTCTCTACCTCCTCTCCTTCCTGGCCTATTATATTCGTACTCCCAGACAACATCACCATCGGAATTATGGCGTAAAAACTCAAATATGTTCCTTTGTGTTTTATCCTGAATTGAATTGTCCACAGTTAAAATCTCCCAGAACTTAACATCTCTTTCCCCAAGACTTTCAGATATTGCAATTAGTCTTTTCTGTGGTTCCGGAATATCTTTCTTCAAGAAAGTTGCCATTTTTGTAAGGCCATCTTTAGCGTTACCAAGTAAATCAGCAACACTAATATTAATTCTCTTGGATATACCGTATTTTGTAAAAGAGTTATTGAAGAGGCTTTGTATTGAATCTGCAGCACCGGCTATCTTTTCAATTGACGAAATGTTTTTATTATCTTCTTCTGCTTGTGGATTAGGGTTGTATGAACCAAGGCCCAAACTTGCAAGCTTCTTGATGCCGTCTTCACCGTAAACCGCGAACCACCCGGCTATGCCATTGTTTATTGTGTTCATATCGGCACTGTATGTCAAGAAGTCAAACATTTTTTCTTCTGAAAGTTTAAAACATTCCAGAAGATTTTTCATGTAATCACCTGATAGGCCGAATTTTCGTTCATATACGGAACGGAAACTGCTAACTCTAAATGGCATCAGTTGTGGGCCAGAGAAATTTTCCGCGACAATTTCAACAGCATCATCATAGAAACCGTCAAGCGAATAGTCTATTATGATAAGGGAACCAAGGATAAGCCCACCAATCATATTTTTTGATTTATTGAGGTTTCTGGCGTTAAGTTCACCCTCTAAACCATTGTTTTTCAGTTCGTTAAGAGTGTTATAAAGTTCCGGAAGACCAGGCTTACTAAAATATGTGTTTAAGACTGCTGAAACCATAGCCTGGTCAGCCATACTTGAATATCTCAAATTGAGTGGTGCCAGTAAAGTTTTCTCTATAATTCCAACGTAACCCTCTTCAGAGAGCCTTTTCATTTGTGTGTAATTTCCAACCAGACCATTTATAACATCAAAGAAATTGGTTCCATTTGTCTGGTCGTAGTTCTTTATCTGCTCAAGTGCCACAGTAACGTTTTTCTGTACGTTTGTTCCCCATCTTGACTGCAGGTCGTAGAAAAACATAAGAAACAGTGAAAACGGGTCACTCGGATTAACATTATTCGGGTTAAATGGAATGTTAATATTGCCGGTTTCATTGTCGGTCCTGGCTTCACTGGCTATATTAAAGATAGTGTAGGCATCTTCAGGCACTATTACTTCCTTTTGAAAACGGTCTCTAAAAAAAGCTTCAAGGACGTTCATCGGCTGGTTCAAATCAAGAGTTTTCTTCCTTGTACCCAAAAGTTTTTCACGCATTTTTGCCCTTCCAGCTTTATATTCGTCTTTAAATTTAACCATGTTCTGGCATTTTTGGGCAATTATCTCATCTCCAAAACATGCTGCAAGTAGATTAGGACCAACTTGAACGCCGCCCTTGCCTAAACCGAGAGCCTCCATAAACCCAAGGTTCAATCTTTCCGGGTCCTCACTAAAAAAAGTTTCCCAGGAAAGTGAATTTGCGCCACGGTGTTCGTCAAAAGTATTTTCATTTAACAGACCCTTTAAATCTGTCAAACTAAACAAATTATTTCTGATTTCACTAATTTTCATATACCATAAAATGCCGCGAAAAGGCTATTATCTACTATAAATATCTCTCTGACAATAAAAAGAGTCAATTTGGTTTCGCAATATTTTTTTCGTATTATACTATGGAAAAAGGTCAAAGGATATGGCCAGATAAACAATTTTAATATGGAAGAATTTAAGAGACAAGAAATTACGATGGAGGCCGTGAAAACCTTTATGGAAGGACACGACCCGGAAGAAAGAATCGTTGACATTACCACAAATTACAGAGACCCATTCGTTAAGGTCTATTACAGGGATGAAAATGACAACAAGTGCGTTTCGGAGCGTCAGTTTTATCCGTTTGTGTGGGCTAAGAAGGAAGTGTGCGTCCT